TATATTAAAGGTGTAAAGTGGATCTTAAAAATGTCAGGAGCATTCCGAAAAGCCAATATAAAAGGAGAAGCAGCACAGATGAAAACAGCTGAGGCGGTTTATTATGTAATCGTAGCTGGTTTAGCTGTTTATAGTGGTATTAGTTCAATAGCAGCTTTTAAAGCAGCTATGACTACTAAAGGTGCAACCGGTGCAGCTGGGTTTTCTTCTACTTCTTTTAAAATACTTTGCAGTTTCATTTCTTTGCTTTAAAGAATTTTTTAACGCTTTCTGATATATCATCAAAGTTTACAAGCACATCTACCTGATCGGGTTGCGTTGTTACTATAATTCCATCTTTACTAATACTCTTTACAGTACCAGTATCGCTTAAAAACTTTGCTGTATTATACTTCTTTACTTTGCTGACGTTAAACTTGATTGGAATACCTGCTGGTTTTTCTGCAGGTGCTTTCTTCTCATCGTCCCCACCTTCTTCTTCCTCTGCATCGTCTGCAGGAGCTTCATCTGCAGGAGCTTCATCACCACCCTCATCGCCAGCTGCTGCAGCAAATGGATCTTCTTCTTCAGCAGGAGCATCTTTTTCTTCCTTATCCTCAGCTTCCTTTAGATACTGCTTGAATGAGGTAGATATGCGACTCCAGTCTATGCTCTTAGTGGATTTCATAATAACGTGATAAGGTGTGACCCATTTCTTCGTATAACGATTCCAATCTTTGTTGTAATTTACTAACTTCATTCACAGTTTTCATAAACTGCTCATTGTTAGCTTTTAATGACTTCATGTTACGTTTAACGGTAATGTCATCAAAAGAATCATCAGTCTCTTGCAAAGCAATTCGTTCTGCATTCTCAACAATATTGCTAACCGCTTTTGCTGCTTCTCTTAGACTATCTGTACGGTAGATTGTGTTACCGTATTCATTAAACTTAGCTACTTCTTGTAGGAATGCTGCTTTTTCGTTTAATCCGACCTTTTGATCGATACTTTCTTTAATTTTTGTTAGTTTCATGATTACATTATTGAGATTATATCACTGATGAGTGAGTTAATTTTTAAATACTTGTTTGTTTGTGTAACTACTTTTACACCTTCATTAAGGTTATCCATAAAAGCTCCTTGAGTAGATGGATTAGATACTAAGTCCCAGCATACAATTTCAAAATCATCTGCTACAACTACCTTACCTTCACCTAACTCTCTTACACTGCCCATACCACGGGAACTAATCCCTAGTCTGATACCAGCTTTTAGTAGCTCTTTTGCAATGTTTCCTGATGGTGTAGGTAGTATTTCTATCTTACCCATCAAGTCGCTACCTTCCCACCATAAGTCAATAACATTGTGACATACGTTAGATAGATTAACTACTGAAGATTCTGGATGATCCAGTTCTCCTAAAGCTCTTTTTTCAGCTACAAAAGTGTTTTTGTACTTGTTGGCTTCACGTTTTAAAATATCCAATGGATACTTTCTTTGGTTTTGATTGAAGGCATCACCTCTTTGCATTACACCACTTACGATCAATTTGCCTTGATTTGAGCTAATTGATTCATTAATCTGTTCTGGTGTAAATTGAATTGAACCTATATAATCTACTATTACTTGCTTGTTCATGGTTTAAATGTTTGTGCTATGTTTTTAACAAGTTCCTCTTCTTGGTTGATATTTCCTAACCTTTCTTCTTTGTCCATACCTTGGTATAAAACCTCTCCCTTCACGTAGTCTATTCCATAAGGCTCTCCTGCTACATAAATATCAAACTCATAAATGTCAGTACCTTTTTGTTGATACTCCACTTCTGGTGCCTTAATATCTATACCAGCTTTGTTAAATAACTTTACTAGTTTGTCTTTTACAGATGATGCAGCTAGTTCTTTTAAATTTGCAAGTTTACGAGCTTTTTTATTTACTTCTGCTAAACGTCTGCTTATCTTTAGAATAGCTTCGTTAGTACGTTTCCAGTACTTACTATCATCTAATTTTGATTCTTGTTTTAGTTTAATGCTATGATCTAGTGATCTTGAGATCTCTCTAAGCATTTTACTAACTTCTATAATCTTATTGTTAACTTTTTGTACTTCACTTGTATTTGCATCTTCTTTGAAGTTTTTATAACTTACTTCATGCAATTTAATAAAATGTGGTTTCTTTTTGGAAGCTTTTACTGAGTAGGCATATTCACCTTTCTCTAAGTCAATTGAGTCAGTACCATCACCACCTTCTTTACCTGTAAAAGCTGCAGGAGACAGATAGCCTGGGACACCTGCTGTTGTGCTGCCTTCTTCTTTTAATTTGTCAGATTGCTGCTTTGTATAAGCCTTTATTTCTTCCAGCTCTTCTTGTGTCAGTTTATTACTTAACATTCTTTAACTCTTTTAATAGTTCGTGGTAGAGTAATAACGATAAAACATGATCTTCTTTAATTGTCTTAACTTTTTCCAGCTTAACAAGCATATTACATACTTCATTAAGTTTGATAGTTGTGATCTTGTCTTTTATCTTTGGTAAAGTCTTTTTAATAGATACATTTAATAATTTACCTTCTAACAATACAAAGTCTTTCAGAGCTGTTGTATTTGATATGTTATTGATGTATTCTTTTAAAATGCTCTTTTGTTTGATTGACAAGTCTACATACTTTTCATTAAACTTATCAATCATTAATTTATAAGCTAATAAACGTATTTCGCTATCTTGGTTCAAGTAATCATCAGCTACAGTAGTTTTTCCTTCACTTAACTTGTTTTTAGACTTTCTAACCAAATGCTCAAGTATTGTATAGCGACTTTGTACTACTTCAGACACCTTAGCAACACTTACCCCTTCAAATACCCTATAAGTAGATGCATAGATTTTATACTCGCTAATGTTGGTTTTGAAGAAATTAGTCAGGTCGTAGTGCTTTTTAATCTCACGAATTAAATTATACTTTTGCTCTCTTAACTGATTAGCATCTATCTTGTTACGCAGTTTAATTACTGTGTTGAGTAAGTAGTTAGCTTTCTCAGTGTTGCTATACTTTTCGTTAAGAAGTGTTTGGTAGAGCATAAGCTCTTTTGCAAGGACTGAGTCAGCTTTAAAAAACTCTTTAATGATAGAAAGAGCTGGCGACTTCTCTACACCCTTGATTGTATCTGCTGCAACTTGACGTGACAGTAATTCGAACAGAATTGCCGTGTTCTTAATCTTGGAGTGAGTTGATTTTTTCATTTAGTTATCTGATAATAAATATGCTCGTTTTTCTTATTCCTCTGGTAAGATGTTACTTTCATCCAACAAACTAGAAGATTCTTGTATGTTTTCTTTTTCAAAAGTCTCATTTAAAGCTTTTTTCTTTGCAGTACGCAAACCTTTCATACTATTTAATAAACTTCCATAAGCATCTAAACTGTTCTTTGAACCTTCGTATACTTTTCTATTAGTCTTGTTACCTAATGGATCCCATCCTAGTGGATGTTCATGAGTACCATGTGTCCCAGGTTCTGTTGGTCTTCCAGAGTCTGGCCAGCCTTTTGGAGGCATTTCATTAGATTTTTCATCATATCCTCTTGGAACACCACCATCACCTTTGTATAAAGAAGCAATATCGTGAGCAGTACCAAATGATTGACCTGTTTTTATAGGGTCATTACCCTCTGTTTTAATTTGCTCTAATCTAAATGCTGTTTTAGCATCTTCAATAATTTTATTTTGTTCTTCAAGATATTGCTCTTCTGATAAGTTGAATAAATTTTCGTAGATCCACGGTTTGCTAAATAAAGCTTTTTCTACCATATCACCAGCTAGAGTCACCTTACTTGTCCACAACTCAACTTTCTCTTTCTCATATACTGAGGACGGAGCAGTTAAACTTAAACTAAAATCAACTAAGTCTTCATCTGTAAAGCCTTGTGCATATAAGTGTACAATACCTATTTTATACAACTCAGATGCAATGATTCTTTGTACACGTTCGATTGTTCTTGCAAAACGAAAATCTTGTGATGCTAGAGTAGCTTTACCAGAGGTATCTTCTTCATAGCCTAAATAAGCTTTTGGTATTTTAAGAGATCCTAATAATCTGTTCTTTAAATACTCAATATCCTGAATGCTATCGAAGTTAATACCTGCCAAAGTGTCTATTGAAGTCCCACTTTCAGTACCACGTACTGGAAGGTAGAAATCCTCTAGTAGGTTTTGCATGTTGTACTTCAAGTTATAATCTCCAGTTGTAGGATCCATATAAGGAACCTTTTTCATTTTGCTCACCATACCTTCCATAAAAGCATCTACTTCATTAGGTGGTATGTTACCAATATCGATTTTAAAAACACGTTTGTCTGGAGCTCTCATGATACGATGGATTAACATCGCATCTTCCATCAGTGTGATTTGTTTCCAAACCTTTCTAGTTGGTTCAATAAGAGCACGTCCGTAAGGTAAGAAGTTTGTATCTGTTAGTAAACGAAAGTGAGCAATTTCGTAATTATCATAAGTTTGAGCATTATCGTTTGTAGATGCTACGTGAGATTTTGAAGACAATGCTGTGTAATCTCTTTTAAATCGAACCCTCTGTGGATTCTCAGGATCAAAGTTTTCTTCTCTGATCATCTCATAAGGAGATATTGGATCAATACCAGTTACACCATAACCTTCTGCTATATGCATGTGTAAGAAAAAATCACCATATTTTACTGTATTTCTAATCCATGGCCATAAGTTGAACTCAACATTCATTATATCGTAGAAAAGATTGTGTAGTACTTTTTGGACTTTTGGATTGCTTGTTTTAACCGTAAGAACATCACCAAACTCATTCTTAGCTGTACACTCATCAGCATAGATGTCTAACGCAGACGATATGATACTATCAGTATCCATTGCTTCGTAATCACGAAATAATTCTAAACGAGTGTATAGTTGTAATTGTCCTGCTGAATAAGAATATCCTGGAATAGCTGAGAATAGTCTAGAAAACCTATCTACCCTACGATTGGTTGCAATATTACCATCCGATTGGATGTGCTCTATATCAACAACCTTTATTTGATCCCCACCTACATTACGAATGATTACATCCGTACTGAATAGTTTACGTAATCTGCTAAATAAAGTTGTATTTTCTGCCATTGTGTCTTATTATATATAAATAGTCCTGTTATCAAAGAAGCCAATTAATATCTTCACTATTACCATCAGGCAAATGCATTTTATATGGATCATTTTGTACTGATGGTCTGTTGTATATAGATACTGTAGATTTTATATTTGCTACTGCCATTCTATTTATTTCAATACCAGCTTGTCTTAGTTTAAGTGCTGTATCTCTAACCCACAATCCTTCACAAAAACTCATAATCAAATCGTCATTATAACCTGATGCTGCTTCTGCTCTTGCGTTTCTCCAAATAAAGACATAAAGCTCTTCTAATAACCTCTTGCTTCTAATAATACAGCTTTTTTCACGTATATACAACTCCATCTTACTAATTGCAAGTGGTCTAGTTTTTTGACTCATTGTAAATCCTGCAACCATGTCTGACTTGTTTGTTAAGTCATATCCTTTTGTTAAGAATCTGTCTGAATCTAATACATCGTTCTTGTAAGTGTAGTATAGGTTTCTATAGTTCCTATCAATAACTTGTTGTATTGTAGCCCATCCCACATTAGCATTCTCTATAACAAGCAATGCATCGTTGTATTCGGTTCCTACAGCTACTAACATGTTGCCATAATCCTTTGTTCCAATTTGTCCTCTATACTCAGCAACTTGTCTGCAGGATTCAACATCAATAACATGAAATGCAGAATTGTCACTACCATCTCCACGAGCAACGTCAGCTGCAACAATATAGTTTTTTGTGTAATCTGGTATTTCCCAAACCCATAGATTTCCATCAAAGCCTCTTTTTTCAATTGGCTCTTGTGCATAGGTTTGCATGTAATATGTAATGAGTTCTGGTGATACTACTGTATTACCTGATGTGGAGAAGTCACAGTCACACTCTTGTGCTGCAAGTCTTATACCTAATTCCTCATCTTGTCTGTCTCTCCAAGTTTGATCTCTATCAGGATGTACTTGCCAAGGTAGTCGTTTTGTTTTAAACTTGTTCTCTCCTGCTTCTGCTTTAACCCAAGTCTTATGAAAAAAGTTACCAGTTCCATTTGGAGTCGATAATATGATACCTTGACCACCAGTATTTAGTGTTTGTTGTAGTGATGCCCAAAGTTCTTCTGCTCCTTCAACGAAAGCAGCTTCGTCAATAACTACCATTGATAACGCTTCTGAACGTCCTGATGTTCCTGTACTTGCTACTGCTTTGATCTGAGATCCGTTTGATAATCTCATTGATAGCTTGTTACTCTTGATTGTTTTTAGTTTAGTGCAGCCTACCTTAGCGCCATCGTTCTTAACTACTTTCCCAACACAACTAGAGGCTATCGTGATGGCCTCGACCATGACCCGCAAGCTTAAGCTCAAAGTGAGCGAGAAAGGCGCGGTTAGTTGCTATGGCTTGGGACGTTTCCCGGTTACGCTCTATGCCCCAATGACCACAGCTATCGACTGGTAGTGGTTGGTTCTAACCAAGGAGGCCAGTAATGGCCGAAGTAGAAGCTGCACCAACAATCACTGAGATCAACGTGCCTATCACTAAGGGCAAGACCACAATGCGCCTTGTCCTTGCTGATATTCCTGATGATGTCTATCAGGAAATGCTCTTGCAAGGTGCGAAGGTCCTCTTGAACCGTGGTGCCAGCAAGATCACGAAGGAGACCTACCCGAACGGCGACGAGCTAAAGGCTGCTGCGGTAGCGAAGGCCACCGAACAGCTCGAACTCGTCAAGACTTCCAAGATCAAGTTCACCGGAGGGAAGAAGAAATCCGGCGCCACCGGCGCTGTGATGACCGAAGCCCGCCGGCTGGCTAAGGCACTGGTCAAGGATGGCCTAAAGCGTGCTGGGATCAAGATCAGCCACGTCGAAGCGTCCGAGATCACCAAGGCCGCGAACCTGTACCTTGAAAGCGAGAAGGGCACGAGCCTTATCGAGCAAGCCAAGCAGAACTTGGCGGACCGCGAGAAGGTTAGCATTGGCGATGTCCTTGACCTCAAGGCCGTTGTCAAGGAAAGCCCAATCTTGGTTGCGAAGGCCGCGGCCAGAAAGTCCAAAGCCGGGACACTCTCTGCGAAGCAGGCAGGGAAGGTCGCCAAGCGGGCTAAGGGCGATCAGGCCGGAGCCGCAATGCACTAATCGCGCCCAGATCGGCGCAGCCTAAGTGAGCAATGAGCGAGAACGTCACCGTCTGTCATCTTACAGTCTGTGGTCTATGCTCAGGATCGCTTAGGCCCTTCCTTCCGCGAACTGCGTTCCAGCAATGAGCGCCGCTCAAGGGCTACAGGCTCTCATGCCTATACCC